ACAATCGCAGTGGTTCCTCTTATTGCATGTCGGGCTTGTTCTGGAGTCTTAATTCCATCCCTTGCACTACCCTTTGCCATGTGATGGCAGACGATGACAGTCGCGTTGAGTTCTGTAGCCAGCGATGCCAACATGCCAGTGGCAAATGCACCCGCTGCTGGATCGGCATTAATGTCGGCATGAACAAAAGATGCCAGCGGATCAAAAACTACCAGCTTTACATTGTGGATTGAGTTTAACTGTTTCCTTATTGCATGCCACTCTGGAGTAGCGGCGGGACCATCCCTACTATCCTGAACTATCGCAAATGGACCACCTGCATTGGGTAAGGGGATTATAAACAACCCATGTTTGGAGTTTTTTCTGCGGTTTTTCTTGTCGATCTTCTCTAATCGACGATGAATTTCGTCCTTATCATCCTCAGCTGTAAAAATTACAGCGTTGCCATTAGATAGAACAGTCCCACCTAGAGCTTCTTCAATTCTGTTGTTGGATCCTGTAGCGACCTTCACCGCCAGATCCAGTGTAACCATTCCCTTGCCAGAGTCTCCCATGCCAGCAAGGATGATTGATGTGGACAAGGGAAACGTCCCTTCCACCAAAAATTCCTGTTCAGGAGCTTTGCCTTGGTAAATATTAGCCTGCCAGTCCTGTATCCTGAAAGACAGTTCGCCTTTCGGCAACTGTGCGGGCTCTGTCTGGCTTAATATCTCCAGCTCAATTCCTTCTGTTACCGCATCCGCTGCGTCCCAGCCTTCAGGCTTTCCGCTTGGTATTTTTATTACCTGCACATTCTCAACACCAATCTCCCTGAGATAAGCGCCTGCTTTTGACCCATACATGACACCTGGGGCATCATTATCACTCCAAACGATAATCGATTTGTCCAACAATGGCGACCAATCCGTTTTCTCAAGCGGAGCTTTGGAGCCACCCATTGCGGTGGTTGCGACAATGCCTCTTGCCTGTAATGCGTCCACACATTTCTCGCCTTCAACCAACACCACGTTTTCCGAGCCACTGACCGCAACTAAGTTATACAAGGGTCTGGGTATCGGCATTCTATTCTTTCCAGCCTTGGCATCCCAAGGTCTAAATTCTTTTGTGCCATCTGGAAACTCGTAACGATAAACAACACCGAGCACAATGCCTTTTTCATCAGTATATTGATACTGAGCAGCGGGTGGCGGGAGAGATCTGCTGTTATTCTTTTGCTGGGTGCTGACAACAGGCTTTTCTTTGAAAGGACGACCCAAAAATCGTTCTACTTCTTCACAGGTATCCCTGAAATCCATATTTCTTTGTTTCTGCCAGACATCTATCAGGTCGCCAAACTTTTCGCCAGTGGCAAAGTCTTCACCAACCCCGATCTTACCTTCAGCCATTGATATTTTCAGTGACCTGCCAGGCTTTCCATGCAACCCGCCAACAACAAATTCAGAGCCTTCTCTTTTGCCATTGGGAAACAGATAGGACAACACCCCGAATGCCTGTGCATTCATGTCGTCCTTTAATCTTCGGATATAGTCTTCGCTGGTTAGTTGCCCAGAAGCATAGTGTCCCTGTGGTCTGGCATCATTTAGATCGTATAATTTAGTTTTTTTATCCTTCTTCATTCCAACATCTTTCGTAAAAATCGCACCAGCGACAAAAATAATAGTCGCTGTTATTCGCAACTCTGGGCATTAGGGTGCTTGACTGAACTGCTGATAAGATATTGGCGGCTTTGTCACTAATTCTTTGTGCGAGTTCATTATTAAATGGTATTACTTCATGGTAGAGCTCGCAAGTATTTTTATTTACCACAGTAAATAGGGCTGGGTTTTCCAGATTCATGTAGGCTTGATAGATCGCTACCTGCGCTGCGTAAGTTTGATTGGTGCTCTCCAAACCATTGTTTCTAAACTCATTAAACTTTTTCTGGTTCGCGCTTTTGCATTCCCAGAGCATCGGATACTGCCACTCGCTAGGACCATCCAAGATAACCCCATCGATGTGTCCAGCGATCTTTCCTTGCGCAACTGAGAAGCCAAACTGTGCTCCACCTTCCTTCTCTGTCTTGAGATCAATGCCAGCTTCCCTGATCCAGCCAATTGCCATGTCTTCAAACGAATGTCCCGCTTCAAATATCCTCAGTGTCTGCCCAGAAAATCCTTTGCCTTCATCTTTTTCCACCTGCTCGTAATTCCACTGGATCTGTCTTGAACATGGGTTGCCCAAGATGGATGCTCCCAGATATTCTCTTGGCGCTGTTTCTCTGTTTTTCTTGGTGAGTGCTTGGTCTATTTTTTTATTGATGATGTCCGAGACATCACCAGATGCATAAGAATGATTCAAATTTATAGTCAAAACGGAACCTCTCCTTGGTCAAATTTCATGTGCTTCTGGAATGAGCGCACAACCCTGTCTATCAAATCCAGTATTTCTTCCCTTGAGTAATCGCTCATAGGTCGATCCATTCCTATGTATCCCACAAGCTCACCAAGATCTTTGATGGTTTTTTCCATCGCTACCTGTTCTTTCTTTTTAAAATAATCCATATCTTCTCCATCATTTGATTGTTCACGCCATTTTTTCTGGCATTTCATTGAGCAAAAAAAAATAAGTTTCTCGTATTGTCTAAAACAAAACCCCTTGGTTGGGCTAGAGCACACTGGGCAAATTGGATTATATTCAATCATTTTTTTTATTTATTACATAGCCTAAAAAATTATAGCTTTGCCAGACTTTCGTCATGCTTCCCAATTTTCTTAATTCTTCATTCAGCTCATCTTCTTTTTTGCAAAACATGGACACCGACAATTGCAATTCCTTTTCCAGTATTTCTTCATCAGAAAAATTTTTTCTCTTTTCCTGTATGTGTAGCTTATGGATTAAATGCTGTAACCTGCTATCGTTAAGATAAACTTTTTCTGCAATCAGGAAGATCGCTCCAGAATTAATCCTTTTTGCAACCTCACTCAATATCCTTGCTCTCTTTCGAGCACCTAAAAACTGTAAAAAAAACATCGACGATACCACCGATATGTTCTCGATGTTTTTTATTTCTGTTTCACAGTCCCCTTCTATGAAACCAAAATCCTTTCTCCTGCCTTTCATGTCAATGGAATCAATGCCGATGTAGTGACAGCCACTTATCTTTGGTATCTTTGACAGGAATCTACCAGTCGAACATCCCAAATCAACCACAGATGATTCTTCCTGTGCATATTCTTTGGCTATATTTACAAAAATGTTATCCAAAGTGGAAAAGTTAGGAACCGAAAGATCTATATGTCTTTCAAAATCATCTATCTCTGAAAAGTTAAACCGCTTTGTCATTGTTTCTTTCATGGATCATTTGTATTCTTGTTCCCAACCATTCCATAACATTGATTGACATGGCTCGACCACAGGCTTCATATCTTTGCGATATTGGAGCCTCTTCCTTTGGTTTGTTTCTGTAGGGAACTTGTGTGTAATTGTCTGGAAAGCCTTGCAACCTCTCGCATTCGATTGGGGTTAGTCTCCTGATTATGCTATTTCTTGGAGCTGTAGTGCGCTCTTTGAGAACAATAGGTTGCCTATTGCCACCAGTCATAGCGTTCAGTGTGGGAGAAACTTCATCCTTGTAAATGCGAGCACTCTTGTCTGGAGTGCTTGTTTCAATTACTGTGTATCTGTCGTGAGCAGTCAACGACCAAGACACACCATCGTCATTCCATGGCTTCCCATTGGAACCAGTCTGGCTATCTCTCATCACAACCAAATCTGTTGAAGACTTGTAATCTCTGGCAGCGATAGTGCCAGCTACATCATCTTCGACATATCCATCACTTCTTGTTTGCCTTATGGTTGTTTTGTCTGTTGCGTCTTGAAAGTATTGATCGCTTCTTCCAATGCAATGAGTAGGTTTTCTGGCAGAGCTCTCTCGTTTTTTTCGGCTCGGCGGATAATTCCCCGACATTGTTTCTCCGTCAAATAATACCTTTGCTGGACTTCTCCAGCTTCCAAGACATCCGACAACGAAGACACGCCTTCGTCTTTGTGGGAGCGCTCTTGGAAATCGTTGTGTTCTGACAAATTCAGTGTTAAGAATCCTGTAGGCGAACCCATACCCGCATTCTGCCAACGCTCCAAGGAAGTTTCCAAAATCCCTTCCTTCGTCTGAGGACAATAAACCGGGGACATTTTCCCAGAGAATCCACGAAGTTTTAAGCCTATTAGCCAAGAGTATAAACTCCAAGGCGAGGTTTCCTCTATCATCTCCAAATCCTTTTCTAAGTCCAGCGATGGAGAAGCTGGCACAAGGGGTTCCTCCCACAAGGAGGTCTGGGTAGGCTTCTTTTTTGAAATCATCTTTTGTAATCTCCGTAAAGTCTCCAAAGTTTTTAATCTCTGGATAATGATAATTTAACACAGCAGAACGAAAAGGGTGAATCTCAGAAACACCAACACAGTTCCAGCCTAGCGGATGCCAAGCTACAGAAGCTGATTCTATCCCGCTACATATTGATAAATAATTGATTGTCATTCTTTCTCTTAACCCAGTCTTTGCATATATCCATAATTCTATTTCTGTTCTTGAAATTTATTTCTTCATCACCAATCAAAGCCTCGAATACTGTATTGATCTGTGAATCAATTTGTAAGTTTAAGTGGTTTTTAACATCTCCAAATAATTTAAACTTACCAAAGGAAGTTCTTACATGTATCTTTTGTTGTGGCTTGTTGATTGTTTGCCAATCTTTGCTGTAAAAAAATTCTTTTATTTCGTTAGAAAGATATGGAGAACAAAAAACTTTATTATGTTTTTTGGCTAATCTTTCATGCCAACAATAACCAGCTCTATTCTCAGGCTTAAAATAATCATCTCTAAATTGGTTCAAGAGCTCCAAAGAGTGTCTATAATTTATCATCGCTTTTTTTGACAAACCATAATATCCATCAGCAGCCCAACCAGACAACACATATTGTTCTTTTATTCTAGGATATACATATAAAAATGGATAGAGACATTCAAAGTGTGTTTTTTTTATACAATTATGTTCATTCAACAATTTAAAAAAATCTTCCTTTAGGTTTTCTGTAGGAATAACAACTCCAACAAAATCCCAGTTCATTTTTTCTGCAACTTCTTTAGCTTTGTTATAATCATAGGAATCGTGCTTGTCTGTTTTGAATGTATAGGCAGTGATCTTTTTGCCAAGCCTATGTGCTGAAAAACCAACGCTCATGCTGTCAACACCACCAGACAGTAAAATGGCTACATCATTTTCTGGGACAAGATCAGAAACCAAGTTTGTTAATATTGAGTCAATCATTAAATTTTTTTTTCCTGTTTCTTTTTTCTTGTGTTGTTTAGGCAATCTCCCACGCAGAGCTTCCCACATAAAAAGATCAAACTCTTCTTCCAAACTTGTCTTTTTTAACTGATATTTAACCATCACCTGATACCAATAATCTTTTCAATAGCTGGTCGGTTCCAGACAAAGTTCAAATGGCACATTGCATCATACTTAGTAAAGCCAAAATTAAACTCACCTATGTTGTAGTTGTAATTCCTTAGATGATCTCTTTGTCTTGCTGTGGATGTATCATTCAGCCATTGTTTTGATTTCCTGACACTACTGTTGTTCTCATTGGCTCTCAAAAAATCATCGGCAACTGCTAAGGCATTCACCTTTTCTCCTATTGCCAAAACTCTTGGTTTGTTCCTGCCCTTCCTACCGATTGCTGCGTAATGTTTACCAGAGCTAAATACACCAACCCAAGCATCAAAGCCCGATGCCATCAGCGCTTTACCTGTGCC